TTCTCAGTCGCGCATCTTGTGGAAACATCAGTTTTGTTGCACCATTATTTTCATGAATTTGCGGGCGAAACATACTGAAATTCTGAAAAGTAACCTCAAGTTCCAATTTATATTTATCTGTTTCTTGAATATAATCCTGCTCAGACTTAACCGAAACCGGATTAAACATTTGAATCGTCCTAGGAGCCTGAACACTCACAAAATCATTGTATGATTCTGATTGATGGCGTGTAAGTGTTTCTAAATGTCTTCCTTGAAAATTCTTTTCGATAATAGAATATGCAGCCTCAGTATAATCATCTTGTAGATCTTTCAAATGGTGGCGTTGCATGTTTAGAGTCATTTTTTGGGTTATTTTATATTTCAATTTATCTTTAAATTGTTATCATAAATACTATGTGTGTTATATTCTAACCAGAATAACAGATATAAATATAATATTTTCTTAATAAATAATGAAAAAATTCACACATATGGTAGATCTATATTACAACAAACACATAGTCAAAATATCCGACGACAATTATACAGAATATATTAAAAAGATAAAAGATGCACCTAGCCATAATGATTATATAAATTCATTTTCAATATATAATCCTGACCATCCACACGATTATATAGAGTTTAATGAAAACTATGATCCCGTAAAGAATAAGAGCTCCTTTATAAACTGTAGAGCAGCAGATATACACGAGATCAATGTTCATGAAGACATCCAAGACATAAGTGATATATTAGATATGATTGAAAAGTATCCCCTTATTGAGAACATTAGATATACAAATGTAGACATTAAAATGTTGCACGGTATAAAACCATCATTAACAAAACTAAACAATATGATCGGTATGAACGATCTCAAAATGTGCATTGTGGATCAGATATTGTACTATCTGCAAAACCTCCATATGGTGAATCCAGAAAACAATAACGACTATATGCACACGGCTATATATGGACCGCCAGGAACAGGCAAGACAGAAATTGCTGAAATTATCGGAGAGATTTTCTGTAAGCTTAATGTCCTCAAAAAACAGCAATTCAAAAAGGTCGTTCGTTCAGATCTAATTGCTGGATATTTGGGACAGACTGCTCTCAAAACAAAGGACACCATAAAGGATTGTCTCGGTGGTGTAATGTTTATAGATGAGGCATATGCTCTTGGTAATAACGAAAAGAGAGATTCTTATGCAAAAGAATGCGTAGATACTCTTTGCGAAGCTATGAGTGCACACAAGAACGAATTAATGGTTATTATTGCAGGCTATGAAAACGAGATTAAGGAATGTTTCTTTAGTCAGAACCAAGGTCTGGAATCTAGATTTAGTTGGTCATTTACTACAGATAAATACACACCTGAGGAACTATGCAAAATATTTAATAAAAAAGTAATTGATTCAGGCTGGAAAATAGACAAGGATGCATTAGATGTCCAATGGTTTGATAAACATAAAAAAAGCTTTACTGCATATGGAAGAGATATGGAGTTACTGTTCTCTAAGGTGAAAATTGCACATGGTCGGCGAATTTTTTGCAATAAAGACAAAGTTGATAAGACCGAAATAAATATTGATGATTTAGAGAATGGGTTCAAGAAATTTACTTCTCAGAAGCAAAAAGAAGTAAAAGACGATAATTTATCTACAATGTATACGTAAAAACTATGCAGTTATAATTGTTGCAAATATATATATGTCGTCCAAAACTATAAATGTAAATCCAGATTTTCTAAAGGGAGACAATAATAAGACACAAAAGAAAAAGAAAAAAGTAAAACCAACGAAACAGATAAGACCAAACACACTAAAGAAAGAATTACTAGAGAGAATAAAGAATCATAAGAAGAAAAGTGACGAAAAGATACAAGAGAATGCAATTGTTGAGAAGAATGATAACACCTCTAAGTCCGTTGAGTCCACTGATAAGTTTAACAATGACTTTACAGATTCCTTGAATTATCTCTCATCTATCAAAAAGGAAAAGAAGCAGAATCGTATCAACAATAAAATGAGAAATAAAACCTTAAAGAACTTCAATAAACCATCAGTTCCACCTAACGTAGTAATACATACTGGACTGCCGCCTATTCTAAATACAATAAGTGATCCCACTGCAGGATCGTTCACAAGCGAACCTGTCATAATGCTGAATCCGCAGCCGCCTGTAGCGCAGAATATCTCTCCTCCTGTTTCACCAAAAAACACCTCGTTTGAGTCTACCTCGTCTTCACCAAAGTCGGATCCTGAATCTCCCGAGGTCAACAGATTTAAATCATCTGAAAGAAAGCCACCTCCATTTGGTGTGCTAAAACGAGGAATCAATCCCACATACCGTAATTGGAGGAAGACTATGAAGAAAGAGCCAGAGATCAATATTAGTATAAGCGGAGGAGAAGATCCATTTGATGAGAAGCCGTTAACTTATAGAGAAAAACGGTTACAAGAGATTAAGAACAAAGTACCTAAAATTGAGAAGCCAAAGCCTGTTACTAAAATGAGTAAAAAACGTGTCAGAACTATCAAAAAACAATATAAACTCGGCAAGGGGGGCCGAACAGTGTCGGTATTAATCAAAAACTTGCAAACACGTAAGAATATCCAGAAAGAAAAGGAAAATCTATCTCATGTATCTATTCCAGACATGAAAAAGTATTTAAAAAAGAGAAATCTATTGAAACCTGGATCAAATGCCCCAAATGATGTAATTAGAGAAACATTTATAGGCGCTAATACCGCAGGCGATATTGAAAATATGAATGGTGAAAACTTAGTTGATAACTATATGGACAAATCATGATCTTGCTTGCAGTGGCAAATTATTGATTGACATAATTGATTCACTCTTAGCATGTATGTATCCAATAAGTGCTGTCGTTGAAGCTAGTGCATGCCATATTGCATGAGGTTGTATCAAAGATCTAGGATTGCACACGATTCTATGTATGTCCATTTTATGAAACACGACCCCAACAAAAATAGTTGATAAACCGCAAATAATGAGTTTATTTCCATATGAATACACTAATTTTATATTCCGTCTCGTCACATTTGTTCTACAACGATAGTCTAGACAAAGACATGGTAGGCCTAATACAAGCATTGTTGCTGTTTCTATCTCGTCGCTATACTTATACGCGTATCTAATTGTCGTGAGAGGATATACTACACAAGACAAAACCAAAAGATAAAAAAAGAATACTCTAGAGAATCGCTTTGATATGTAATAGTTGCTTAGAAAGTAAGAATTAAATGACTGATAGTATGATAACCTTAACATGTAGTATATTGTCCAAAATCCCATTATCAAATACATCCAAAATAGATCCATTTGGTGGCCAATGCTGCATCTACATGAATGGTTTATGAATGTCCCCCAAAAATGCATAAAATTTATAAACCCATATGTAAATATTAGTATCGGATATTCACATAGTGGATTTAGTCTGAAAACAGAATAGCTTGTCTCTCTGTATACCTTATAACTGTCGTTCATAATGTATAGCGAATAGAACAGAAATAGATAATCTGACATTGCATTTGATTTTTCTTTTATAAATCCAACTGGGTGTGCATATTCACACCACGGACCTGGATCAGGAGTATAATTTTTCCAAAAATCTATCTTGTGTGAAGTATAATACCAATCTGTTGTAGTAAAAAATACAGGGACAAATAATCCTATGCTTAAAAAAAAATAGCTTCTTGTTAACTGTCTCATTATTGATTATTATCTTATATGTTTAATACTATATACAATAATATTAAAGAGAGAAAATGTATTAAATTATGACTAAAGAAGACCGTAAATGGATCAACTATTATTATGATAAATACAAAGAGCACAGCGAGATGTATGGCGAAAAAACGGTTGTTTTGCTCCAGATAGGAAGTTTTTTTGAGTGCTACGGTGAACAAGATTCGGATGGAAGAATACATAATAGTAACCTTGATGAGTTTGCAAGAGACGCTGATCTCAACATCGCAGTAAAAGACGGGAATGATGACAAGTTTCCAAGAACTGTCATGGCAGGATTCAAAGCAAGTGAGGTTATACTAGAAAAATATACTGCACGACTTGATCAAAAGGGGTGGAGTATTGTTGTCTATACGCAAAAGGCTGCTGGTAAAGGATTTACTCGCTCACTTAGTTGTATTAATACGCCTGGGACAAACTTTATCAATGAAAACAACACGACTAATCGTAATATTATTACATGTTGGCTTAATTACAGTAAACGCCTTAATATTGTCAATGTGGGAATTGCAAATTGCAATATATATACTGGAAAAAGCACTGTCTATGAATTTGAAGAAGAGTTTGTTGATAGGTCCCATACCACTTTCAATGAGTTAGAGAGATACATATCAATTTACAAGCCCTCAGAAATTATATTTATTTCTGACTTCTCTGTTGAAAAGATGAGAGACATAACCGAGTATTGTAACATAAATACTGCTACATGTAAAGTTCACATTATCTCGTTTGAAGACAGTCAGCAGAATACCAAGCTAATTGATAAGGCAAAAAACTGCGAAAAGCAGACATATCAGAATGAAATATTCAAGAAATTCTTCAATCCTGCGGATATGACTCTATTTATGTCATCATTTTCTAATTATGTTTTTGCTATGCAAGCGTATTGTTATCTGTTGGACTTTATCAATATTTGCAACCCGCAATTGATTCATAAGATCACAGAGCCAAGTATTGATAATCTACATCATTCTTTAGTCCTTGAGAATTATTCGTTAAGACAACTGAATATTCTTGACGACCATAATAGTCACGGAAAGTTTTCTAGCATTGTTAAGTTCCTCAACGTTTGTGCGACACCTATGGGTTTCCGGAGATTTGAAAATCAACTTGTCAAGCCGACAACTGACGAAACGTTTCTAAATAAAGAATATAATACTACTTCATTCATACTTGAGAACTATGATAACTTTGAATATATTAGAAAAGAATGTTCTACATTTAAAGACCTAGAAAAGCATGTAAGAAAAATGATTTTACGAAAAATAACTCCTGCCGCAATGGTCGCCATCTACAACAATTTTAAAACAATCCGGGATATATTTGAAAACATAAAGTCATCTGATAGGTCAGATCTACATGTATATCTTCTTGATGCTGTTAAAAATGATGATATAATGGATAACTGTAGCGTTATAATAGAGTTGATTGAAAAAACAATGGATATTGACATTGCAAAAAGAATAAATAATATGAACACAGACGAGAACTTCTTGAGGAAGGGAATCAATCCAGAACTTGACATAGCAGTTGAGACATATATACAGTCACAAGACGAACTTGAATGTATTCGCTCTTATCTTAACGATCTTACTAATAAAGGTGAAGGCGGTAAGAAAGAAAACCCCAAACTAGTTAAAATTCATGAGACCGAAAAGATGGGTCTCTCCCTTATGGCCACTAAAAAGAGGTGTGTGGCATTAAAGACTGCTATTGACAAAGAAGATAATATTAATGCTATTACATATGACTCTTCATATGATGGTTCTACGAAATCTATACAATTTGATAACTCGTCTATTATAATGCAAACTACATCAAGCAAGACTGAAAATTCCATAACAAATAATCAAATCAGGACACTATGTGATAATATTACTAAGTATTCCATAAAGCTGAAAGATCTTATTAGCTTTACATATATAAAATTTGTTATCAGCCTTGAGAACTACATGCGACAATTTCACAGCATTATTGATTATGTCTCGGCATTAGATGTCATTTGCACAAAGGCTTACATTGCAAAAAAATACAATTATCACAGACCTAATATAGAGAATACCCAGGAAAGTTCCTACTTTATTGCTGAAAACCTACGTCATCCGTTGATTGAACAAATCAATACAAACGAGTTGTATGTTACTAATAATATCAGCCTTGGTGTTGAGGGAGCTAAGACTAACGGTATACTTTTGTATGGAACCAACGCTGTTGGTAAAACCAGCATTATACGTGCAATTGGCATATCAGTAATAATGGCCCAAGCTGGCTTATTTGTTCCGTGCTCTAGATTTACTTACAAACCATACGAATACATTTTCACTCGGATTCTCAATCAGGATAATCTTTTCAAAGGACAGTCAACGTTTACTCTTGAAATAACTGAACTGCGTAGAATAATTAAGTATGCAAACAACAAGAGTCTGATACTTGGTGATGAGCTCTGCTCAGGGACAGAGTTAGCTTCTGCCATAAGCATTGTTTTAAGTGGACTGAAACGATTTCATAACGCCAATAGTTCCTTTATACTTGCTACGCATCTTCATCAAATAATTGATATGGACGAAATAAAAGATCTAAAGAATCTGCGCATGAACCACATGACAGTATCATATGATGAACAAACTAACAAGCTTATATATGACAGAAAGCTGAAAGAGGGCTCTGGTGATGATATGTATGGTTTGGAAGTATGTAAGTCTCTACAGTTACCGGAAGATTTTATGAGAGATTGTTTTGAGATTAGACATAAGTATAATGATGTTTCTATACTAGAACTAAAAACTAGTAATTATAATAGTAAGAAAATCAAGAACACATTATGTGAAGTATGCAAGAAGAATACAGGTGAAGATATTCATCACATAAACTATCAGTGCAACTCTGACTCTAACGGATTTTTTGATTCATTTCATAAGAATCATCTAGGTAATCTGATCAGTATATGTAAAGAGTGTCATGATAATATTCATAAGAACAATCTTGAGTTTGTGATTAAGAAAACAACAGACGGTTATGAACTGTTACCGAAATAATTATTTTCATCTTAAATATATATAGATGTATAAAATGAATCCTATTATCTTGTCTATTGCTATTCTGTATTTTGTAATACTTATTACAAAAGGATTGTTTTCTAGTAAAGAATTGCAAGGTATGCTACCATTGTATTTAGCCAACATCATCATATTTATGCAAACTAATGCAACTGACATAATACTAACTGTTGCAGTGATGTTATCGATCATCGTTTATTTTACCATAATTGGCGTTGATCTAAATACTAAAGGGAAGCTGCGTCTCAAAAAAGAAGTCGTGTATGAAGGCTTTGTTACTAGCAAGGGAGTCGTCCAGGACGCAGCCAAAATTGCGAATAAAGACTTGTTTCCTGACTCTCCACCCGTGCCTGAATACAAGACGACTGAGGATGAAGTTGACACATTTCTTTCCAGGAAAGGAGGGATAGAAAAACAAAATGAGCACTGCAAACTACTAAGTAGCCTTGACGACTGTATGAAAACTAGCTTTTGCACATGGTGTGGAGACCAAGAGAAAGGAGAGTGTCACAAGGGTGGCATCGGTGGCCCTACATACTATCCTACTTTAAAAAAAGAGAACGAGAATTTTAAATGCGATGAATATTATTTTAGAGGTAAGTCAAAGAAACCTAAGTTATATAAGAGAGATAATTCTTATAAAATTGAATAAAGATAAATAATATATCTATAATACAAATGATTATCCCTGTGCGATGTATGACTTGTGGAAAAGTTCTTGCTGATAAATATCAATATTATTGTAGAGAGGTCCGTAAAATGAAAATGAACCGTGGAATGCAGACAGACAAAGAAATCTATTTGACCAAAGGTTTCTCTGAGAAAACACCTGAAGGAGAAGTCATGGATACTTTAGGATTGGTCAAATACTGTTGCAGAAGGCATATGTTAACACATGTTGACATAGAATAAAATCTTGTAAATATATATACAATGAACAGAAAGAGAAAACAAACGCGTAGAAGAAGAAACAAAAGAAAAAGAACACAGAAACTATACAAACAAAATGGTGGCAATTTTGCTCATATGCTCTCAAGTATTCCTGTTCTAGGTTCTTTTTTCCAGGACGGAGTTAATGTTTTCAGAGGGGCTGTAACCGGAGGCAAAAATCTAACACGCAGGTGGAAAGGACGTAAGGATGCAGTAAGTCCAATGCCATACAAGAACCAGTTAAGACATAAGCCCAATTTAATTGTCCAATTCCCAAATGTAAAGAAGACATTAAATAGAAATAAGCAGTATGTAAAAGGTATTAACTCGTCGAATAAGGAAGGTATGAACTCCAAGACTTATCAGCTATAATTCTTATCATGCAATTTGCTTTTTTTCTTTCATTAAGTTATAATGAAAGAACTGAAAATCTTAAGCAAACTATGTAAGCCTGCATATCTATATTTCATACTGTCTATGTTTGTAATAGTGTTCACGGGTATTCAGAATTTAGGCAATGTTGATCGTTACTGCATGGGAGAATACTCTTGTCAGGTTCCAAGCACTGTCGCAGTATTTATTGGTCAGCTTTTGTATATCGTTTTCTGGACATGGGTTCTCAATCTGATATGCAAAGCTGGATATGCTGAAATATCATGGCTTTTAGTGCTGTTCCCTTTTATCCTTTTTTTTGTATTGGTTGGCGTTCTTTTTATTGAAACTTCCGCTAATTAAATTAATTTAGGTGTATACAAAAAATTAATTTAATCTTTTTTTCCGATGACTCTTACAGTTATATAGAATCCCAGCAAACTCAGAAGCAATAGATAAGCTGTTAAATACTTATCTCTAGGAAATGATCCAACAGGACGACCTTTTAGCGTCGTAAATCCTTCACATAAGGCTCCGGTTTTCGGATTTTTTTGGCTTTGAAAAGCACAAGCATCTAATCTTGATATGTCTCCATCAGCCATATGATGTGTCTCAACTCCTGCATCAAACTGGCCATTTGTCTTAAGTGTTACTTCAGAACATTGCGGAAGACCATTCCCAAAGACAGATACTAATGGAATAGGATTTAAACCCTCTAAATCTTTAAGTATACCCGGCACTACACCTACTTCTCCTCCTGTCCCCTTTGTTGATCTTGTAGGAACATTATCTACAAACATATATCTATCTACTTCGGTATCTCCGGCCATGCAGGTTGTGCCTGTAGGCATGAAAAACCTGTTACCCAATGTTTGTCCTGTTCGAGACGCTGCGCTATTACCAAAAAACATCTGAGTATAGTCATTCATCACATCAATGTTCGTATGTAACTTGCGTGCCTCATAACCTCCCCCTGCCTCAGACGGCGTTTTTAAGGCTGCCCAATACGAATAATGAGCATCGGGTATAGGTTTTACTGCTGCGGCCACTATGCTTGATACTCCTGCTACTTCTAAACTACTTTTTGTCATCTAATATATAGATAGGTTTTATTTTATGAATTTATTTGTTCTTGCTACTTAGGATATACTTTGAAGCAATGTAAAGACCTAGCAAACTAATAAGCAGCACGTAGAGTTGAACAAATCTATCGTTTGGTATTCCGTTTTCACGCTTCATTGCTGTCATTCCTTCAGCCGCTATTTGTTTTCTTAATGCTTCTGCTTGTTCTGGAGTTTCTACACAATTCTGTCTTCCCTTAGGAGCGTAAGGATTTACATTATTTGGAAATGCACATGGATCTATCTTCATAGCGTCCGATTTTGCGATCCATCTACTAGACGTGCTCTGAATCAGGTCACCAGATTCATTCTGACCCACTACATCTAGTGTCGGATTGACGCATTCTTGTTTACTATTACCGAAAGCTTGATACATATCAGTAGGCACCATTTCCATCGCATCAAAAAGAATACCTGGTATAATACCACGATATGGAGAGAAGATTTCGCTTCCATCAGGTGCTTTGCCACTACCTCCTCCTGCTAGGGTTCCTTGTGATGACGGAATATTATTAACATACATAAAACGTGACTGTCCATTTTCGCATTTGCTTCCAGTTGGAACGAAAAATCTGTTTCCTATAAATTTGTCAGACCCTGCTTTGTTGGCCGGTCCATTCCCTGCCATAAGAACCTTTATATACTGAATTGGCGCATCCATGTCTTTTGCAAGAGCATCTGACTCTGCGCTGAGCCCCATCTCTTCAGGTGAATTCATAGCCTTTTTATAATTAAAGTCAGGTCCTAATAAGCTATTTATGTCCATTCCACCACCACTAAATTGAGATAATAGACCAGGACTAACGCCTGCTGTTTTAAGAATACTCTCAAAACCCATAATACTATATTAATATATAGTATTATAATTTATTTAGATGGGATTCCTTTAGATGCACTTTTGGCAGCTTCGTTGTTCTTTTTACCGTTATCAACATTATTTTTGTGAACTTGCTTGTTTAATGCGTTGATCTGACCTGTATTTGCCTTAACATTAGTCTGTAGCTGTTGCATCTCCTTTTTGAGTTGAGTTATAGCCAATGAATTAGAATTTGATGTTATCTTATTCTGACACTGTTCATGAGTCATTGAACCATCAGCTCCCTCTATTATCTTATCACTGAGATGGTCCCCGTTATCTGGGATTAGAGCTAAAGAAGGAAAAATATTATACACCATGATAATTGCGAATACTATTATTAATAAATTAACTAAAAATTTAGTGAATTCTTCTGTTATGTCCATGTATATATAATAACTATTATTTTCTTTTCAAATATTATAATGAGTACCGCATCAATACCATTAGGATTAAATAGTTATTTCACAAAATGGACTGGAGGCTATAAATCATGGAAAACAGCCCCTACTTCTGACAATAAAACAGTCTATGGTTCATACATTAATAATACTGGAGCATTAGAGAACGCAGCTAATGCATCGGCTGCTCCTCAAGGTGCTGTGGCAGGTGTAACATATAATCGGCCTGGAGCAGATTATCTTGCTGATGTAAGTGGTGGATGGTATCCACGCTCAAGGCCTTTAAAACATCATCGTAAATCACATGCCACCCATCCACAATCAGGTAGCGCAGGAACATTTGTTCCAGCAACTACGATGAGAAACAAAGCACCGGTTGGCACTATGGACATTCCTACTAACACTGTATTTAGCCGTGATGTTGGTCAACAAGATTGTTCTAGTTGTGGTGTCTATATAACTAGCGCTTATGATACTAAGGAATCAAAACAAAGTGTTTCATATTATCAAGAAGGCGGTCAAGTGCAAATTTCCACTTCTGACGCTAGAAATGCTTTAGCCAAAGTAAGAAATGGATCAACAAATGGAAGTAAGTATTGTAATGAAAACCAAAAATATTATAGTGATACCAAAGGTTATCTTCAAGCAAGATGCAATTCATTCAAAAAGAAGTCTATGGTCAATCAACCATTGCCTGCGGGAACAGCAGGACAAGCATACCATTATCCAGGGACACAGAGTATTCCAGTTCTCTATAATTCAGGATGCAATTACACAGGTACCCCATCGGACCCGAGCGGCTGCTGTGTGTCCACCGTATATAAACCCGCTAACACTGCGTTCTCAACCAACACTGCTGTATCTAGCAGCACTAGAATTGCTCGTTTGAAATACGACACTGTGACTAAGGCTGCTCAAGGTCTTAAGCAGAAATGGGGACCTGAAGTTGCTAATAATGCAACATACAGTGGACTACCAAGTGCTCCGTTTACAACCAAGTCAAAAAATAATAGTAATAAATGTCCAGGTGGAACAATAGCCAAAGAAAACCGTCGTAAAACCGGTAATAAAACTATGTGCTTCTATACCCCGACTAACCCATTAACAACCGCACATATTCTTTCAAGCTAATAGTTAGTCGGTCTTCTTAGAGCTATCGTTGCCAAAAATATATGATGTTATTCCATCATTGTTGTCTTCATCTTCAAAATTTTGGTTCCCTAAGTCCGGAACATTGTTGCTAAAATCAACTACTCCCTCTTTATAGTTACCGTCGCCTGAGTCTCGTGTAAAATCAGCTTTATCATCAGACGCTGGATCTGCGTTGATGACCTCAGATGGTGCATCATCAATGAACTTCCACTCTCTTGTTCTTGTGAATGGGATGAAAAGAGTCCAGCAGGTCTTATTACTGTCAAGCTCAATACGGTGAGTATGATCTGCACCCACCATCTGATAGAAACCTGGTTTGCGCCAATACTTTTCCATAGACATGATCTTACCGTCATCATTTAAGCTGTAGATATATTCCCAATATCCACCACTCAAGATAATTGTGAAATATCCCCATGGATGATTATGAGGTTTATCCATATCAGAGCTTATAAACTTGTGCACAAAAAGATTAACTGGGAACCATTCTGGTCTGTCTTTAAACAAGATATAGTACCTAAGCAGATAATCATCGTTAGTCGTTGGATCCTTGATCATTCTCTTTTTATTGGTAAGAGTCATAGTGTTGTCCCAAACAACAAATATCGTATTAGCAACAAAATACAACATTCCTGTTGCAATAGCAAAAAATAAGTTAACAAATAGAACCAAAAAGTCCTTCATGGAATCTATACAAACTGATACATGCTCTGAGATTGAAAGATCTTCAATCTCTTTAGATAATAGTTTTGAGTGAACACTCATTAATATAGTATAATATTTCTTTTTAATTATATTTTGGATATTTTAAATATAATTAACTACTGGAAGATATTACTTGATGTAGACATGATCTTATTATATGGCACTTTATACTTTATGCACCAGTTTATGCACTTCTGGATATTGTTTTTCTTATAGTATTCTGTCTTTTCTTGTTTTACGCTAGGATAAACCATATTAATAAGAGTGAGCGTGTTATTTATAGTCTCTATCTGTTGCTGACCAAATATTGCATTTATCTCTTCTATCTTGGTCAAGAAGTAGTATGGTATAGAAAATCTTATGAGTCGTTTAATAGACAACTCTGACTTATAAAGAATAGACAGACTTGCATGAAACTTAGCTGAGAACTCTTTGCTACTTTCTAATTTGAAATGCTTACATACTATGTATCTCTCTGAGTTTGCATACCTACTTGTATTAGGCTTAACAATATAGACCTCTCCGTAAAAACTACTCAGCAGATAACAAAGATCAAGACTTGCTGCACTGAACACATCAAAGACCTTTAAAACAAAGTGTCCTCCATGTTTCTGCATTATTAGGGCATATAATACCTGGCAAAATATTAAATTCAATGCGTTATACTCTTGCATGTTGAAATCAACAGAAAAGTCAAATCCTCCATCTGCTGTTATGATATCCATACTGTTTGAATACTTGTTGGAACAATGATGGAAGTTTGCTGGGTTAAATATATTTCCTGTCTCGTCCTCACCATACTCTATTATAACATTTGGGTTTTTTGATAAAAAATCCTTGCTTTTTTTCCATCCCGGTATATGTTCAGTATCACTGATTAGAGTCATTCCAGTATAGTCATCATTTGGATTATCTCTCATACCTGCTAGTGCCTCAATGAAACCTCCTGGACCTTCACAAAGATGAAAACTTCTAATATCCTTACCATCAAAATCATCAAGTAAATCCATCATTTTTGTTATCTCTATCATCTTGAAGTATGATCTTGATAATGGTTTGTATTTGCATATAGACTGCTTCTTGTCACAAGGGATTGGTGTATGTAGATATTCATATGGGTTTACTATTTTCTTATAATTATCCCACTGAGCGTCATTGTTATGTATTTCCTTTTTTATAGAGTATAGGTAATTCTGTAGACTGTTATTCAATATTCCCATCTCACCGTGTTCAAGCTCGCTTGTTTTTACCACATCTAACTTGAAATCATTAATATCAAAATTATTCAATATATTTGGAATCAAATAAAAAGACATAATATCGTTATACTAGATATAAAAGATATTTTTATGTTCTTTTATGGTTGTTATAAAATATATTGAATCTATTCATTGTCATCATTTTCATTTTGTTTTGCATCGTCAATCACATCCATATCATCATCAATTACTTCGGGCATAGTTTCTTCTTTTTGCTTTTCTGCTGACTTTACCTCCTTTTCAGGGAAGTCTGTCTTTCCTAGAGGCGATGTGAATGGATTAAGTAGATCACTTACTTTTTTGACGTTCTCAATAATATTGTTCATCATTCCTTGTTCTTCAGGACCTTTGCCTTCACCCTTATCTTGCGATTCTGGCTGTGTCTTTATCTTTATAGATTTGGCTCGTGGTTTTTTCGCCGTCTTGGTAGATGCCTCAGGTGGAGGAGGAAGTGATTCCTGGGGACGACTCAATGACTCTTCCAGTGTAGTTTCTGTTGCCGGTTTTATTAGTAATTTCTTTTTAGGCTTCTTTGCTAACGCTGGTTGACGAGATGAACGTGTCTCTTGAGGCTGACTAACTGGTACGTCTGGAACCACAGGAGCTGTTGTCGGAGCCGCTTCTACTGGCTGAACAAGACTCTGTTCGCTCGGTTCCACACCTGTAGGAGCTTGTGTAGCCTGAGGTGCTATCTTAATCTTAGGCTTTCTAGATTTTTGTGTCTTGGTAATTGTTGCTATGGCTTGCGCCGTCTCTTGTTTTTCAAGAGCTTCCTCACTCGCTGTCTGATCTAGCCCTTGTAGTGAAATCGCTTCAGCATCTACATTTCTTACCTTCTTATACACAAAATATCTATTTGCAAACGATATCTTCTTTTCCTCAGGTGTCATCTTCAATGCATCGCCTATTTCTTGACGGACACTATTGTTGCGTTTTATTTCGCGTTCCATCTGTGTATAAAGCTCATTAAATGTGCCGCTGGAACCTGGCAGTCTCATTGACTCAACCTCTTCTTTGTTTGCTAACACAAAACCATAATTTTCAAGAACTCTAGTCAAATAATCAAAATTCACCAAGTATTCTCTAAACGTTTTGTTAATGGATTCTTGATAAACGTTGATCGGATAGCCCACGCATGTTATATTGTCTTCGAACATGTCATTTCCATACTCTTTGGTAATCTCTATTATCTTCTTACCGTTTTTCATCGCTATTATACCTTCACGCTGCTTTTTACCTTTCAGCATTGTGAATATTGTCTTACCATCATAGCATGAACCAATGAAATAACCATTTACTGCTGTGCACTGTGACAGATTCTTCAAGTAATTATGCAATGTATTTGTGCTTTCAAAGAAGTAGTGAAGTGCAAATTGACAAGAACTTATATTAAATCCCTCTACAGCCTTTCCATACTGATTATATACACCTTCTCCTAGAACTGTTTTGTCTTTTGGTCCTTCACCAAATACTGCTTTTGTTATCTGTTTACCCTTCTCAGTGAACATAGCATCACCATTCTTGATGTTTACACCTGAGTTGCCGTATACAAATAACGCAGCTGGCATGCTTTTAAACTTTCGCCTATAGTTCAGATACCGAGCACAAGCACCATCTAGTTTATTTTCGATGTTATCTTTTGATATGTCAATGCCAAACACAAAGGATAGTCTCGCTTGTATCCACTTTGGAATGTCTCCTCCCTTGCCTACAGCATAGTCTATAAGTGTATCACCGAATTTGCTTACATGCATAATCAGATATTTCTTTACAAATAGATTATGGAAGTCTCTCATCGCACGAGTCTCTGACTTACCTGTCACTTTGTTGTAATATACATCATCGTCCCCCAACTCATCGGGTATCTGTGTTCCAGTCGTTATCATCTGATCTGTTATTGGATTATGAATTGTATGCCAGTTTGTGTTTGCAACATGGTATGCATTACCGAAGTTCTTGATCCCGTTCCTTAGCTCTGCTGTTTTGTCGTATCTTACTTTGATAGGAATCCACCTCCACTGGTTTGGTTGTGTGGTATCGTATCTGAACTCCACAATGGTGTTATCTTCAAATGTCTCTCCTGCCTCAGTGAACAATTGAGCTATATCAGAACCATCCCTCTGAATAGCAATTTTGCAGATATGTGCATCCTGATCCGTTGGATTTGTAGGATAGAATGGAACTGGTTTATAACCATCTGTATTTGCCCTGTCAACGGTCTGTGGAATCTTATTATCAATGACATCTTGACATGGATTTATGAATCCATGCTTGCGTTCATCAAATCCACAATGCAGTATAAGTGTTTTGTATTGGACTATCTGATCTGTAGAAGCTGCATTTGTCCCTTCCTGAAATATGTTGTTTATTAGATCTTCTCCGTTGTCGGCTTTCTTGATTGTGACAAGAAAGTCAATCGTATTGTGTTCAGGTGGTTTCCATTTGAATGAATGATCCCATGTAATCCTGGTTATAGGACCTGCTTTTCCCACCTCCGAAGACCCTACACCTAGGAACATCGGTGTGAAGATTAAACCATCAGTGTTGTATTCTAGAGCATTCTGATTTACCTCGCTTAGAATATACTGGCAACCAGTAAATATGTTTGCACTTTGTTTGCCATCATAAAATTTCTTGTTTTCTATGCGAATCGGTGTCAACTCGTCGGGAACTATAGATGTTGGTTTCAGCATACTGATAATCTGCACAAGCAGAGGAAATCTAAAACTTGTCAATGGAGTTTCGCCTAATTCATCTGGTGGAACGAAAGCATTCTTCCTGACATCAAGTTTATTGACAAAGTATACATCAAAAGCTGCATACAAATTAATGAACTGACCTTTTTTATTATGAAGGATATGTTCTCCGTCCAACAAAGTATTGAAAAGCTCTTTATTAGCCGTTATAGCTCCAGTAAATTGTATTTTCATGTTCGTTGTAATAAGATATATCTTTCCAACATCACTGATATACATTAGTTTTCTCAATCCATCTGCTTTGTCAGTGACTGTGTAGTCATTACGAATATTGGGGATATTTGAGTCCTCATTTACTGGAGCAACATTGGCGATTTGTAGGGTTACAGATGAAGGACCAATGAAATCACGTGGATATACTCGCCTGGACTCAAACTGATCAGGTTCCTTTACTCCTTCCACAAGCATAACATAATTGTCAATTATATTAGATTGTTCAGACAACGACACTGGATAGTTTGTCTCTTGCAAACCAGCAAGAACATATTTTATGCACATACGATACATCATGGCAAATCCATCCATATCATTGAGCGACCAACTAGTAGAAGGCCCAACCTTGTTGTTATCAACCTCTATCTCAATCTCATAATGCTCAGTGTCATTGAGAACATCTGCCGCCTCCATTGTATATTCAGGAATACTAAAACCTTTTGAATTTTTCTTGGAATTCTTGACAATGCTAAGGTCAACCTTAACAGGATACGTATCATGTGTAAATGTAACACGATTCATGTATCTAAAGATCTTCTTGTTATTTGACCAATTGGTCTTAATCTCTTTGACCATAGCTGATTGTGGGTTTAGTTCTTTCTCAATTTGGAGAGCAGTCCTAAACCCAAAATCATTGTTATCTACAGGGCGAATATATGATTGATCAGGGCGCTGAATAGACATTTTCTGCTGAAACTTAATTGCTCGTCCCATGGACTCATCTGCAATTGAATTAGTTTTACAATATTTTTGTATAAAATCCAATGATTGGATCTCACAGCGCACGTTAGATATCTTTGTTCGTCCAGTATTCCCGTCAAGATATTCGTTCTGAATACGCAAGATACTCTTACCTGCGGGATTCGGTGTGGAGAACCCCTGGTTTACCAACTTATTTACTACATTATCATAATCCATTTTTGTAATTGCACCACGACCCTTGGTTCCAAATCTTGTCTCAAGTTCATAAGACAGTCCGTCGCGGTTTGGAATATGCGGATCCGTTTCCAAGTATAACTTCAACATACCATCTAATGACATTGTTTGTAGTTGCCGCTTAGATCGCTCAGTCATTTATATTTAATATAAATATTAAATTTTATATTCAATTTTATATTCAATTCTAGACGTTTTTGACTATTTCTTCATATAAATGTTTTTTCGTCTTCTTTTTACCGCTAGTATCTAGTTCGTTAATGTTAAGCTTTTTTGCTAGTTCTATCAGCTGGTCAACCTTGTAATAACTCATACATTTTATAGGTTTATCTAGATTCTCTATGTAGAGATATTCAGATGTGTATTTGCTGATATTTGCTGTGGTATTTTCACTCATATCTAAACAATATCTGTCTTTGTTCTTATAAATGATACTTACCTTGTCGCCATAGAAAAAATTGTGGTATTTTCTATCCCATACCAGCATTATGCTTATATTGTGGTATACACAAAGTGCATGCAAAGTCTTAGTAGTAATCCAAGGGTTATTCGCAAGCTCATCCTCAACAGTCTGTAAAACTATTTTATTTACCTTAAATTTATCCTTGCACTGTCTGAACTTTTCAACATATTTTATCTTCTCTTCCTTTTCTATAGAAAAAACCTTGTTACCTATATGATTATAGCTGTCCATGCCATGCAAGATAATATAAAAACACCAAAACAATTTATCTGTATACTCCGGATAAAATACATCATCTTGAGTTTTTTTTATTGTCTTAACGACTGATGGCTGTTCATTCTTTCTCATATCTTTTTCACTTTGTATTACTAATTTATTTGTTAATACAAAGCCGTTTATTTCATCTAAACATTTATGATAGTTCTGCTGATGCATTCTCAATCCTAATGTTTTTACTCCTTTTATCTTTAAATTCATTCCCTCCATCTTTTACATCAAAAAAGGTGTTTTTATACTCTTCCTTAAGATTCTCTTGCTTTGTCAACTGTTTCTCCTGCTGCTTTACATAGCTTATATAATCTGTTAGTCTGTCAATAGTTTCTTGAGATATATCGTTTAATTTTACAAAAACACCATTACTGTTGTCATTAAGCACTATAGAACTGTCTTTTTTTAATATTTTCAACACTTCTATCTGATGAAATTTATTCATGCTTTCTATCTCATTCCGAATCTCCTCAATCATTAATAAAATATAACACTATATTTTTAAGTTTATTTAGTTATCATCATCACTCTTAATCGTAATTCTTTTCTTAGGAACTTTCTTTCTATCAATTGGCTTTTCCATGATCTGCTCAACTAAGGACGCTATGATAGATATATTTGTGTCATTAAGCTCATATCTCTGACCGATGACCCTCACTTTTACGTTGTCGCCTTCACTAACTTGTGAAAATTGTTTGTCTGCGAAATGATGGTCCCTAGCTATAAATATCACGAGTGGACTAGGGTCCATATCAAGTTCTGCTCTAATGCCTGCCTTAGTAATGTTTTTTGCCACACAATTGATCAGCATACCTTCAACAGGGTTGCACACAAGGCATTCAAATGATGTCTCGAACATGATATTATTGCCTTTTATCTCTCCTGAACTGAATGTCATCACTGACACTGATCCTGGCTTTATATATCCTTCAGTAGTGCATTTTCCTTCTAAACTCGCTGCTATCTTTTTTTCCAGATTATCTTTTATAGAATTGCCTACATATTGTAGTGTCAATGGAATACGGCGGACGAGCAAAGATTTGTTGAATATGCCACCACTCCTTGTTTTCTTTTTTTCCGCTTGCGTCTTCTTGGCACTAGAGACATCAATTGTCATGAGTGGTGCTCGCTTTTCAGTAACCTCTGATGTTTTGTCCTGCTTACCAACTTGCTCTTCCTGCGGCTCATCCATAACAGGCTCTTCTTCCTTTTCTTCTGCTATGTCAACAGGTTCAGATAAAACTGTCGGGTTATTGGTTGCCTCTTGTGTATCCATTCTATATTATATATATATTTATTTCTTTTATTCAATTTTCCATTATATTCTTATGTTTTCAATGTTATTAATTACTGCTTCCTCCGGTGATAAGTACCATCTTTTATTATCTTTCTTTGTGTAATCAAAATACCTTAATAAAAACTCTTGAAGCGAGCATAATTCTATCTGCATTGTCTCTCTGGTATTATCAATTGTATATTCTTCTTTTCCTACAATCTTGTTAAGTATCTTGAGCGTCTCTTTCTTACCAGCCTGATCACATCTTGCACCCTTATGTCGTTTTAATGTCATGTCTTTCACTTTAAATATCATATATTGTTTCTTGAATATTATGATAAAACCAACAATAACACTAAGATTTGCTGGAAGAACTACATATTTTAAGATCTCATCTTTAAAATCCATATAATCCATTGGTTCCGCCTTTACCCAACTTGAATCTCTCCATATCATAAGTTGTTGTGTAGTGTCGTTTGCGAGTATAATTCCTTTCATCTTAGACGAAGACATCAGTTTAGCATCAAAATATGCCTTCAACAGTCTTTCAAAATCATTAAGTTCTCCTGACTGATATAAGTAATTCAAAATATTAATCTTGCTATCAAATACTAACATCTCAATCAAATGTGCAACTAGAAAAGAAATAAGTAAATCTTCATCTATACCCAGTTTCATTAGTTTCTCAATTGTAAGACCACAGAACTTATACCAATTTATCTCTCCTCTCGCTATTACCTGCTCTGTTGTTGCCAAAAGGTAGTCTTGATACATCTCCTCTATAATGCTCTTAGCTGCATTATGTGACACCATTACTATTTTTTCTACTTTTGATCCTTCATCTGTAGTCTTCTTCTTTAATTTGATCTCTTTAACGTTGGTCTCCTTAACTGATTCAGGAAGATCTATTAGAACAGAGTCACGTTTATACTGTAAAGGCGTTGACCTATCATAAATACTTGCGAAAGTATCCGAGAGTTCTATCGGTTGGAATAAATAGTAATTTCCAACATTTACTAATCTTCCTGGTCTCCTATACTTATCCATTATGATTTCGTTCCTATCGGTTATTAATTGTGTCAACGCTGCATCTATCTGGACGATAGGATATTCCTTTATTGCATTGATCCTTGCTATTAGATCCTTTTTCTTATAGAAATAGCTATCAATAAATAACTGCCTAATACGTTGATTAATTTTCTCTGTATTCATCTGAATAAAAATTGAATCATATGTATCCATTGCTACATCAGACTGGTTTATAAGTTTTGTTGGCTTGCATTCAAAACTGCACTGGTCCATGTAGTCGCATATGGCTGTGAATGGTTTGTCACCAACTTGGTAGTCTATTGTTTGCCCTGTGGAGAGTATTTGTTTAACTGATTGATCCATCTTTTCTACAGTAAAATTATTCTGTTCCTGATTTAACAAACAGTCTATTGCACTTTGCTTTAAAACACGTGAAACATGTCCTATCTGAATGGCCTTTACTTCAGACAATCTATAAAGATATAGATCTGCTGCCTCTACTCTAGCTTCGGGAAGGATCGTTGAATGAAAATAGATTTCCACATTTCTCTTTGAAAAAGGCAGTCTGCAATGACTTTTGTTACGAACAGCACGACCTACTATCTGTTCTACACGATTCATATTATACCATGGCTCCAATATATGAACCTGCCTTATGTTGGCGAAGTCTAATCCCTCTGATCCAGCCTTTGATATCAAGATGACTTTCACTTTTTCACCATTTAAGTTATTCTCACTTGTTGCGGCTTTAACAAGTTGATCGTTATTTGGTGAGTATGCCTTGTCTCCTGTAATCATTATATATTTTGCTGGAGAGAACGCTTCTCCTACCTCACTCTTTGGTTTACCAGTAATTGCGTCAATAGGTTCTGTAGGAGGAACTTTAAAAAGAGAACTAGAACCATATTTTGTGATGCCGATAGATTCCAGCGCCAAGGCCATTGGCACTAAGCCTCCGTCTATGTACTGCGAATAGATAAGAACTATGCCCTCAGACTTTGTGACTATAGAGCAGATATTACTCATCTTTGCGCTATAGGTCGGAAGTATATCTGGAGAGAATATCTCTCCGTATTTACTCAAGACGTCTGATTTATATTCAAAGTTTCCTTTAACCGGGGGATTAGACTTTGTATCCTGATAATTCATTATACGCCTCAGACCTTGTTTTCCTATTAGTCTGCCCTTTTCATAACTTTTCAGATCGTCCTCGTCATCAAGCTGTTCGTCTGGATATACAATATTCAAAGCCTCAAGCAAACTTTGCAACATGGCGTATCCGAACGTCTCCATATTAGAGAAGTTTGGTAGTTCAGTCCCGCCCTTTGTCGCCCCATCTTTGAGCAATTCTAGTATTAAATCATAAGACTTATTCTGGTATTCGCCTATTCCATTTAAGTATACATTTATATATTGCAGTGGCTCAATTATTTCCTTACCGTTCAGCTGTATCGCGGGATAATCACGTTGTGAAAATGTCCTTTCTGGCGCAAACAACTCTGGGAATATTCTATAAGGAAATGTGTATGGATTGTCACCTCTGATGAATGAGACATATCCTGTTACTTTTCTCATGAGAGTTTCTTTACCTACTTCGCGCCCTTCTGAATCAATTAATAAATTACCACCTTTATCAAATATATCAGATATAGACACCGTAGATCTACCATCATTAATGTTTAATAAATTGATTAACCATATTATCTCTCTATAGTTGTTATACATGGGAGTGGCGGATAATAACAAAAGGCGTAAGTTGGATACAGACTTTACTAGTTTCAAGAGAGAAACAGCGACGCGCTTATTTTTGTTTTCCTCAGACACACGAATGTTATGTATCTCATCTATTATGATCAGTCTTCCTTCAAAAAATCTCTCAAGTCTTCTTTTCATGAGTCTTTCTTTTTGTTCTTTGCTGTAATCTCCATCTATTTGTCCCTTTTTTTCTATCAGATTAGATAACTCAATATAACCTATGAAAAGATAGCTTGCATTAATTATGCGTTTAACTTGCCCTATAACTTTTTCTTTTGTAAGACCTTTCATATTCATTGGGTTGATCTCTTTCAGGAACTTATTGCCGGTGCAAGCTCGTAAGTTCCACAGTCCATCAATTTCTTTCAATTTCCTTTCATCAAACAACTGAAGTTTAAAATTATCTTGAACATTAGGCGATGCTACTACTAGTATGCGCTTGGTTATTCCCATTTGTTTTAAATAATCACGCATCTCCTCTGCTACGCTAATAGCTGAGCATGTCTTACCACTACCTAATCCATGATACAATAATAAGCCGTTGTATGGTGTTTGAAATGACATAAAATTCCTGACAAACGCCTGATGTGGTGCCAATTCAAATTGTGCGTTACACATCTTTTCCGCATATTCTTCTACATTCTTTATGGCTCCGTCATAACGTGTGTCATAAAATTCCTGTTTTTCGGCTATCTTGATATTGAAGTTAGGATCATTCAAATTTGGATATAAGTATTTAAAATCATCTGATTCTTCTAAAATTTTTCGCTCTTCTAGCTCCTTTTTGATTAAGAACTTATTATCCGTTGTAACTTTTTTAATAACAGGTGTATCCAATTCTTCAACCTCATCACCCGTTGATTCTGGTGTATCTAATACAATAGGGGTTTCATCAATATTTATAGGAGTTCCTGTAATATCTGTCATTATTTATATATTATGTATATAATCTATATTGTTGTAACACATTATTTAATCTTGTCAATATATTGACTTTTTCTAAATTATAAGGCCTAATGAGTTTGATTGCCTCATCAAATGTTTTCCAAGCTAGTTGACTCACTTCCGATTTCTGGAATTGCGGTTGATAGTCGCTTGTTTCATCTATTGTCGCTATGTAATATTTATGTTTGTAAGATTTATAATTGGACCCTGTAAATATTTCTTCATAAGGCAGTATATTATTGATAAGAATAATGTCATCACGTTTATATCCTGTCTCTTCAGTCCATTCTCTTATCGCACATTCTAAATCTTTTTCTTGATAGTTTCGTCTTCCTTTCGGGAATCCCCATTCTGGTTCTGTCCATCTATACTGTGATTCTTCTATCAACGACTTAAGCGTATAGAAATCATCACCCACCTGAATACCTTTCATTAGCGTGCTCATTTTCTCCTCTGAGCTCTTCTCCTCTCCGCGATACTGTATTCCTGCTGTCGTTCCCCACAATTCATTCCACATTTCTTTGAAATCTTTAGTTAATAGATTCGTTTTTTCCTCTTCAGTCATTACGTTTATAATGTTCCGTAAATAATTCTTATTATAGCAGTTATAACGACCACGCAAAAAGTCCACATAACCTAAAGTGTCTTTTCTACAAATTAAAAGATACTCTACACCACGACCAGTTTTACGGATTGTTATAATACCTAAGCTAGTAATTGGATTCTTGCATTGATGAAATGAATGTCCAACTTTACCACAATTGTTGCAAAAATTATATGTTTTCATTCCTACTCTATATGTTTAAATTGATATCTTTTTATATTCTTTCATTGTAATGGCTACAGATTACGATCCAAACGTATGGGGTCCACACTACTGGTTTGTTTTGCAAACCATTGCGTTAACATATCCTACTCATCCTAATGATGTTTCTAAAAAGAAATATTATGATTTCATACAAAATTTACCAATATTTATTCCTGATAAAAAGATTGGTAACGAATTTAGTGAGATGATAACACAATTTCCAGTCACTCCATATCTTGATTCTAGACCTTCGTTTAACAAATGGATCCATTTTATACACAATCAAATTAACATTAAGACTGGAAAGCCCGAGATGAATATGTTAGATTCTATACAGAAGTACAACGATCAT